ATCTGCAGTAACTGAGTAAGCCCCGATTGTTGTATTTAAAATATTTGTAGATAGTACAACGTCAGCATTACCAGCTCCACTTTCATCTCCTAAACTTACTTGTAATAAATTTGTAGATAAAGTTAAATTAGCATCAGCAGTAATGGAAACTGTGTTAACAGTTGAATTTAAAAGTTCTCCAGTAATTGAAACATCATTATCAATTGCAACTTGAACTGATCCTGAGTTTGTAGAAAGAGCAGTTGTTACATAACCAATACCCCATTCACCTTCGCCCCACGCACCTTGATTCCAAGCTGCAAATGTAACTGTTGCATCTTGACTGCCCTCTCCCCAAGCACCTAAGCCCCATAAGCCTGATCCCCAGGGAAGAGACATGAATTACTCCTTACGCTATTCTTAAGATAGCTGCTGCAGATGTAAATGCTGGGAATTGAATAGTAAATGTTCCAGATGTTGCAGTTTTATCAGCACCAAAGTCTAATACACAAACTGCTTTAGTAGATTCACTTGTATTATAAATAAGTGCACCTCGTGCAGTTAATGTTACTCCTGTAAAAGATAAATCTGCAAAATCAACAATAGCTACGCTACCATCTAATGATGTTTGCTGTGAAGTTAGTACTCCACCTCCAGCTGCATATTGTCCAGTATCTCCAACTTCGTTAGTTGAAGTGTAAACTGTTGTTGCAGCTGATAAATTTGCTGCTGATGAATATAATGCTAATTTAAAAACATCTCCACCAGATTCAAAGTCATGTATTCCATCTAGAATTTGTTGTTTGAATGAATTACAAACCGCTTGTGAAATTGCCATAATATTTTTCTCCTAATAATTTTGTTACGGTGATGGAGAATTTAGTTTTAACCTCATTGCTCCATCTTGATACTCGTCTCTGCGTCTTCTTCCAGTTTGTTCCAACGCAAATCCTTGTAATGCTGTATTATACTTGTCTTGATATAGTTTGTACATATCTACAGGCCCTTTTAAAAAAGCATAAGCTTCTACTAAACAAGCAAAAAGTAATAATTCTGGTGCATTTAGAGAAATATATGTTTCTGTATTTGTTGAACTCAAACCATCTGGTGTATAAATATAATCTAAAGTAACTGCATAAGCTGCATCAGGAGTTGGTGCTACTTCAATTGCATTTTCTCTAAATGTTGCATAATATTTAGGAAATCCAGTTGATCCTGATGAATTGTACTCTGTTATAAATGTATCATCTCTAGGCTCTAATGATACCGCAATAGATGAGCTATTTGTTGCAATAACAGAACGTACAATCAAAGCTCTTCTAGATGAACTTGTTCCAGAAGAACCACTAGAATTCGGTAATGCTAAATATTTGTTGTTAGCTGTAAATGTAGATGTCGCGTACTCGCGCGCGTAATCTGCGTCCACATCTCTAAATATTCTAAACTCAGAATCTCTAATAAAACCATCAACAATCGTTGATGTAAAAACATCAGAACTTACTTCTGTATAATCTCTTATTTTTGTAACTAATTCTGAATAAGTCATGATATGGCTATAGTAACATCTCCAACTGCTGTATAAGCTGATCTTCTATAATTAATATCAATACCACTAATTTCTGGTTGCATACTAAATTGTCCTGGAGCTTTAGCAGAAGTTTCATACTGACCTGGCCAATAGTATAAATCTAAATTTAATGTTAATCCTCCGCCTGGTCTTACATCGGCTCTTGGATTTTTAATAGCTTGTGGATCAGCTGGATGATATGGTGGATCTAATTGTGGATGTTTTGCTTCATATTCACTAATATGGACTAAACTTCCATTCCATTCTCTAATCATTTCCAAATAGGGAAACTGACATCCAGATCTGTCTGAAATAGCAAGTGCGTTTTTACCTTTTGCGTAAGCCATTAATATCTATCTCCATAATACGATTGTGGTGATATGTATAAAGACGTTCTTTGACCATCTTCTTGTAATGCTCTTTCAAGTTCATCTTCATACAGTAACTTTAATGCTTGTATTCTATCTGGTGCAAATTTTTGTGATAAATAAAATGCAAGTCCAGAAACCATACACGGTAAAAATCTAAAAGGTAAATCTGTTTGATTAGTGTAGCCTCCAGCATCTTGTATTCGTTGCATGTAGTAATATTTTAAAAATGTATAAGTATTTGCATCAGGAGTTAAATATAAACTAATAGTTGGTGTTAACTGTCTATCGACGTAATACTGCGATGGTTGTCCAGTTTGTCCTTTATTCGGTAATGCTGCGTAAGCTGATCTATCAATTTTAGTTAAAGAAATATCTTGAGTGCTTGATGTTATTGCATTTGATGTTGAAACATATGCTTCTAATACATCATTACAATCACTTGGTGTTGTATATGTTGTTGTACCAGCAGTTAATGCTTGAGTTTGTAATTCTACTTTCCAAAGATGCACGCCTCTATTGCCCCATTCAGAAAATAAAAGATTTAGACTTCTTCTTGACGATCTTAAATCGTATCCTTTAGTATTACGAATGCCACATCGTTCGTAAGCTTCTTCAATGACATCATCGATGTCTAAATTAAAAGATGTTGTTCCAGATGTAGCCATAAGTCATAACCTTACTTTTTCTTTTTAATCGGTTTTTTAGATCCGTTAATTTTTCCTGTAAGTTTATAAGGCTTATGTGCCCCGCCCATTGGTTGTTTGTATGCTACGTTCATTATGATATGCTAGATTTTTGTAGTTTAACTTGTATTGGTTTTTGTCCTTTTGGTATAAATCTTTCAATCATTCCTCCAGCACTCATACCAGCAGGTTTATCTTTTAACGCTGCAAAATCTTCTCCAGTAATCTTATCTGTGGGTTCAGCTGCAGCAGCTATTTTTTTTTGTTTTGGTGATAATGTTTTTTTCATATATCTATCATACCACCATAATACTTCTTAGTAAATGTGCTAACATTTGTTGGTTTAGGTCCTGTATTATCAGCGGCTCTTTTTCTTTGAACTGCTGATCTTCTTTGACTTTCTGACATAGCTCTTGCTTTAGCTAATGGTACACATTTAGGATAACCTTTTCTTTTTTCACCTTTAGACCTACCACAGGGAGCAAAAGAACCATCCTTACGTTTAGCACCAATGTCTACCCATTTTTCTTCTAACCATTCTTTTAAACCTTTTTTTGCCATTATTGAACCATTAATTTTTCTGCTTTTATTTGTGTAAGAAATTTGTGTCTTTTTTCAATTATATATTGAGGAAGTTTAATATATCTTTTTTTATAAGAGCCAGTTGAACCTTTTCGTACGCCAAAAGTTTTGCAAAGTAACATACACAGTTTAGCTTGTTTTTTTTTAATATTTAAATAAGGGTATAATATTTTTAAAACTTTTAAAACTCTATAAGCTCCTGACAAAACCCATTCTGTTGTAGGTCTATTTATAAAATTTTTTCTTTTATGAAGTCTACCTCCAAATTTATCATGAATTTTTTTTAATAAATCAAAACCATTCATATGAATACCTAAACAAGGTTTGTAATAAATATCATCATTGCTTTTTTTATTTTTAAATTTTTTTACAGATATCCATCCTTCTCCATCAAAAAGACCTGCTAAATATTGCATGGACAAACTCATTAGAATTTTTTTGTTACTTTACGTCTATCTTTCATGACCATCCCGCAACCTTTCGCAACTCCACCTTGTTTATAATTAGATACCATTTTTCTTTGTTGTGAAATACTACCACCTGTGGCCTTTTTTTTACGACCTACTTTTCCGCTACAATATTTAGAAGCCCAAATATTTGCATAAGCGCTAGGGTAGACATCAAATTTCTTTTTTGCTGCAGCTTTACCTTCTGGACAAAGTTTTCCCATTTTTTTTCTTTTTCCTCGAAATTAACATTGCTCGTGATGGTTTAGCACCACGTACTTTACCTTCGATTTGTTGTTTTGTTTGTGATCTTCCTATAGGCATGATTACTCCATATGTGAATAAACTATTTTACCATTTACTTTTTTAGCCTGCAAGTATTCTCTACGGTTTTGTCTATCTAATGTATAACTGCAATGAATCCATCCAGAGTTAGGATCATCAGGACTCCAAAATTCTAATATACATTGATCGTAGTCAAGATTTTTTACAATCCAATCGCTTACATCTTTGTTATGTACGCCAAATATTTCAAAGTCTGCTGCCTCCCCGCGCGCGTGCTGGCTCGCGCGTGAAGAGCCAATTGCTTCACAAAGTGCTACAGATCTAAATCCTGAAGAAATAGATAAAGGCATTTTAAAAAAATCTCTAATAGGTTGAAGTATGTTTATACATAAAACTCTTAATGCTTCTATTTGTTGAACGTTAGGGTCATTTGGTATTCCTTTTCTTACTGCTATTTCCGAAAATATTAATTCTTGTAAAGTAAAGTTAGGACTTAATTTCATAAATATCTTTATATGTTTTTAATAACAATTGTGGATAATCTGGATTAGTAGCATATTTTTCAAGTTTAACAAAGTATCTTGTAGTAATACTTATATTGTTGTTTCTTTGGAAATCTCTTTCTTTTCTAAATTCTTCATAATGAACATTATTATTTAGTAAATGAATATAGTATCGTACAGAATCACATTTTGATTTAAAAGAAGCTACTCTCCATTTTACTGTGCTTGGGACTTTTTCAGGAAGCATTCCATTCTGTAAATTTTCAAACTGTCTTATTCCAAATAAATTATTTCCTTCAATGGCAAAACGAGATTTACCAAAATTAGATTCTAATGAAGCTTTAGTTATAATTAATCTCTTATCAATTCTTTTTTCTATTGCAATACTACGTTCAAGAAAGTTTATACATTTCTCAACATTTTCTATAAATTCGTTATTATTATTAGCCCTAAAGGCGGGTTCCGTTTTATACGCCCAAAGTGTTATTGTAATAAAAAAAAGAATAGTTCCTAAAAATGTAATGGTCATTACTTTTAAATGTGAATATTTTTTAATCATTACATTTACACTGTTG